TATTTCTACAAATTTTTCTTTATCATTTTTATATCGTTCTTTGTATGTTCTTGTCGGAACTTGATAATTTAAAGTAAATTCTGTGTTTTCAATATAGTATCTTTCCCTTTTCAATTTTTCTTCTTCTGATACATCCTCAATAATCTCCATTTTCCAATTATCCCAACCTCCATGTTCTCTGATAAATTTATATACAGGGCGTGATTCTGATTTACAATTATGTTTATGGACATGATATCTCCTTTTAAAATTAACTGTCGACCCAATATAGCATTCTTTAATTTCTTTATTTTTACAGGATATTTTGTATACACATGCCATGTTTACATCATTAAATTATATATAAAAAATAATTTTTAAATCAAATTTATTTTAAGGACTCATGCCCTCAGAGAGTATATTTTCAGTAGCATCATGATCATTTTGTGCCATTTCTTCTCTTTCTTTTTGTTCTCTTTTTTTTTGCTCAGTCTCTTCGTCATCTGGTTCTGCGAATATCGAATCTTGATCATAAGGAAATTTATTAGTAATATCTTCAGTAAAGTTTACAAATGCCTGAGGAGGATTCTTATCCAACTTAAGATACAGAAAAGAGTATTTCTTTTTGGTTGCGTACGCAAACATTTTATAGAACCTTTTTTTACTACCGTATAACGATCCGACCTCATAATATATGTCCTCCAGTTCTTTTGAATTGTATGTTTTGCCAAGTATAAGATCTGTAAAATTAGATCTTGCTGTTTTATTTACCTGTTTAAACTGCTGTGATGATACAATAACAGATACGTTCCAATGTCGGGCACGTGTGATTAATGCGTCGAGATATCGTGTTTTTGTAAGACAATTATCATCGATTATAATTATAGTCTTCGGTCTTGTCTCAGGTGGATGCGCTTTTTGATATTCAATAATATCCCTTACAATAGAATCAGCGTACTTGGGATACAATGAATGTTCAAAGTGTTCCCTCAGCGGAGCAGCAGTAATATCGGCATAAATTGTTGGTGAGAATATCATGGCGTGAGCATAATTTTCACGTGAAAACAGATTAGGATTTAGCAATAAGTTCGTGTATAGCGTTGTTTTACCAGAATTTCTTGGTGCTACTAATCCCAACACAAAATTACGTTCTAAATCTGGCAACACAGGGTGTATTGGATGTTTTAATTTATAGACGTTTTTCGAGTCGTCTCTCACAGGGTAAATATTCAAATCAATATTATTATTATTTTCCATAATATATAATTACTTAACATTTTTTTTGTATTTCTTGACTCTACCAGTTTGTTTCTTTTCTTTTATTGCTTTAGACTTTTGTTTTTTAGTTAATTCACTCATAGTTGTAGGTGTTTTTTTAGTGATCCGTTTGGTGGGTCTATATATATCACCTTTCTTTTTATACCCTACTTCTCCCCTTTGATTGCGCCATTTCTCCTTAAACCATCTGGACAGTCCCTTTTTTACAGGTTTAGTCCCTCCATATTTACCACCTAATCGTTTATATTCTTTCACTATAAGTCCGCTACGATATGCGGAATGTTTCATATTTTTATATTTCTCCTTTGCTTTTGTGTACAGCGATGGATTCAATATTTTTGGCATTTATTTTATAATAATATAATTATTCTTGGATGGTAAATAGAGTTCTACCATTCTTACCAACTTGTAGTATCTCACCAGATTGGTCTAAATTAATAGTAAATGCCCCAATTACAACAGTGACATGTTCTGTCTGTTGAAAAAATCTAACTTTATTCTGGAATTGAATAGCATCATTATGTTTCTTGTTTTTAAAAGACACTGGCGATGATCCATATGGATTATTCAATACAATATCTTGTGCTGTGATGTAAAAGGTTTTTCCCATAATATATAATTACTAAACATTTTTTTTTTATATAAAAAAAAAATAACCTGTGAAATAGTTATATGAAATCAAAATTTTCATTACTTATGCGCTAGAGAAACTACCTTTAGTAGACCATGTTGATCCATTATCAGATGAGTATTGAACTTCGAGATCACCTCCGTTAACTCTCATGCGCCACGCATCAGTGATTCTTATAGTATCTCCTCTTACCCTGCCGGTTGTCACAACATTTTGTGCTTGGAAGTCTGGGGCAATTTTGCTACCCGCAATAGCAGCATTAGCAGCAACATCACTGTTTGCTATATCCAAAGCAGCGAGTTTAGATTTTTCGATAGAACCCGCGAGGTCTCCATTAGTAACAGCGCCGGTAAGATTCAATTTGCCGTATTCAATACTTCCTGCCAAATCTCCGTTGGTAACAGAGTTAGCAAGGTCTAATTTTGAGTACGCAATGTTAGCATTAGCAGCAACATCAGCATTTCCGATATCCAAAGCAGCGAGTTTGGATTTTTGGATACTTCCTGCGAGGTCGTTGTTAGTAACAGCATTTGCCAAATCTAATTTACTGTATGCGATACTACCTGCGAGGTCTCCATTAGTAACAGCATTGTTCAAATCTAATTTAGCATATGCGATACTTCCTGCGAGGTCTGAATTTTGAACAGAATTGTTAAGGTCTAATTTATTGTATGCGATAGAACCTGCTAATTTGGCATTTGTTATGGCAGAATCAGAAACTTTAATAGTCGTCACACTAGAATCGGCAAGTTTTGCTGTCGTTATAGAACCATCTGCGACAGCACCGTTGAAATTTCCGATATTTTCAGAGTGTATCATAGTAACATTCTGCGTGATAGCAGGGAACTGAAATTCGAAGTTTCCAACATTGGTTGGTTCAGCGACCTTCATGGTCAATTTTTTAGTGTCGTCGTTAGCACCAAAAAACTGGAGTTTATCCTTAAGGATCATATCTCTTGCGGAGAGAGTGGCATAACTGGCGATTGCTGTAGCGGACATAATTTATTCTATAATATTAGCAAATATTTTTTTTTTATATATTTTTTTTAAGTTAATTAATTTGATTAGTTATATTCTTTGTATTTTGTCACCAGACCTTACTGATTACAACATCACTTTTTTGAAAAAAGTGATTACAAATTTGAGTACTTTTTCATTTTTCATTTTCCCTTTACTTATAGGTATATTATATATATATATAATATATATATATAATTTGTAATCAGTGTAATCAGAAATATATATATATATATATATAAATAAATATATCCTAATCCTAATCCTATATTAGGAATAGAATAATAATAATATATATAGTACTATACAAAAATCACTTTTTTGTGATTATAAAATTACAAATTAATAATCTATCAAAAATAATAAAAAATATAAAATATGACTATTTATATATAATCTAAGTCATCTTGTGAGTCATTATCTTCTATATCATCACAGTTTTTTTCTTTTAGATATATAAATCCAGTAAAAGTATACGCTTTTTTAGTATGTTTATTTCTCATCGTTTTCCGTAGAATCTTAAATCCTGAATTAATCATCATCTTTCTAAATTTTAGTTTAGTAGTATCACCGTCTGTAAAATCAGAGTCTTTAAAACTAGCATACAGGTCATTTAGTTGAACTTTATCATGTTTATCCTGTGTAATATCATAGTGAGCATTGATAAAATTCATTATAGTATCATTCTCCTCTATATAACTGTCTGTTATCATATTGACAGATTTTGGAATAACTAATTCATGCCCTATTTTAGGTAGTATATTCTCTATCAATAAAAGCATCAATTGTTCGTAATATTGAGGTCTTGAAAATTTATTAATTAAGTTAATATTCATCTTTCTATCATTTGGTAAAGTAGGTTCTGCTGTAAATCTCATTGGAAAGTCTAATACTTTAAATCTTCTTTTTGTGGAATTATCGAGTCTTTCAATATCTGGAATATCATTACAGGCACATATCAAAGTAGCATTATTAGCAAATCTTTCAGTTTTCTGTCCAACATCACGTGCTGTAATAAACTTATCACCGGTCAGTGCTTTTATTTTTTCAATGTCAAATTTACTGGAGCGATCTGGTTCAACAACAGATACTATTTTCTTACCTTTAAAATTTGCTAAACTACTGTCATGTGTAGATTTAAATCTAGACTTTTCCAAAAAGGTCTGTTCAGCACTGTAATAGTAGTGTCCAAATGCCATATTTACTAAGTGTAATAACAATGATTTTCCATTGCCTCCCTTGCCCGTCCACACATGGAAATACTGAATATTTGAATCACATATACTGTATCCTAATAGGTCTTTAACATATTGTATCTTTTCTTCATCCTCAAACAAACTCCATAGGAAATTTTCTAAATCATCTCTTACTTCTGGATTTAGTTTAGGGTAGTTATACTCGAGTGTTGTAGATACATAATCTTGCTTTTCAATTTTTCGAACACATTTATGTTTAAAATCAAAACATGAACCATCTTTAAAACTTAATAGTGATGGATTTTTATCTATCAATAAATTTAATTTATCAGTAGTATGGAAATAACACTTCATTTCTTTAATCATACATGCTTTAAAATTACTACTACCAAATTGTTTTTTTAATTTGATATACATTTTTTTTTTATCATCGTATTCAGCAGTACCCTTGTATTTTTCCTCAATAACTTTAAAATGTTTATCAATCAAATCCTTGTAAAATTTATAGACATGGAGTGGTAATACTGTTGGTGATCCAGCACCATAACATTCGTGAATAATATTTTTATCATCGTAATAATACCATTTCTGTGACTGACCTTCACCTTCGTGATAATAAATATCTGGATTGTTCTCAACAAAATATATAGCAAATTCTGTTTGATCTGAATCTCTCAAAAAATCAAAAAATTCATTTGCTTTAATTAATTTATCATCCCTTACTTGTAGTAACTTTTCTGGTGTTGCTATTTCATCAACAGTATTGGATATTTCATCATTAAAAGGTTTAATAGTCCATGTAAGACCAAAATCTTTTGTTAATTTATCCATATCCAAAGGGTTAATATATTTATCACCTATGTATCCATCAAAAAATGGAATACAGGCATTCTTAAAATGTTTCATTGTTTTTTGTAGTATTTTATTTTCAAAAAAACAGAGTATATTAACCATTAAACTGGAGATTGGATTAGTAGTATTATTTGTTTTTTTGTATATGTGTCTGTAAATCTTAATCAATTTTTCTTTGATAGGTTTTAACTCCTGATGAAACTCTACTAAAAATCCATTCTCTTTAGTTGCTTTAAATGTATCTTTGTTTAACATTCTAAGTACGTCTTTTTTATCAACCTTCCATGTATCTAAACACCACTGTCTGTCATTACAATAACTGGTTAAGTATGGTGTATGTTGAATGTTATTTGTTTTAACTAAATGATTCAGTATATTAAAATGACAATTCCGTATATCAAAATCGTAATAATCTAAATCATTAAATAGATAATTCCGTATCTTTGAATGTAACTGTCCAAAACCAAAACCCTTAGTATAAATGCGTCCTGATCGTTTTCCATAAGCATACTTAAATTCTTCCCTGTATGTATTGGTTTTTCTAATGTCAGAATTAATAATGTTAGTCAACCACAATTTGAATCTATTAAAGTACTCTTGTGGATCATTATACCATTTATCAGTATCCATTGACTTATCAGATTTTTCATTGGTACTCCACAGTAAATCTAGAAAATCACTGTATTCCAAACATGCGAGTTTCTCCATTCTGGTAAGAATAGTATCATCTACATTCCATTTAAAAGTTAATACATCTTTGATCGATTTAAGGTCTGACATTTTTTCTAATAATATTATATATTATATATATATTTTTTTTTTAAGTAATTTTACTTAATTGATAAAAATAAAAAAAAAATTCATAAGTATTTAAAAAAATTAAAAGACTTAAAGATAACCTAATAGTATAATATACCTTGGTCGGTCAAATAATTTATTCATCTGTCGTTTTTGTCATAGCATAACTTTCTAATAATATTTCATTTTTCTAATAATTTTTTTCTTTTCTTTCTTTCGTAATCTTCCAGTAAGATTTCTAAATCAATACAATACTCTTTATAACATTTAACATGATATTGTCTAGTTGCCCAATCTTTATAAGACTTTTGCCGTGCTCTTAGGGGTTTATTACAATACTTACATTTTTTTCCTTTAAAGTTTTCCATTTTATAATATATTAAGAAAATAAATTAAATATATTATACGTATAAAATAAAAAAAATTTCATAAGATTTATTTATTTTGTGGTTCTTTTTTGTTTTTTTCATTGTATTTCTCTAAACGTTTTAGATGATATTTGGTTTTAGAATGATAATTAAAGTGTTTTTTTCTAACCATCATATCACATGATTTACAGAGTATTCTGCTATCTTCTGCTTTTTGTCTAAGTCTTTCTTTATTTTCTCTATAATATTGTTTGCCGTACACTCTATTACGTTTTCTACCCTTATCAGATGTATAATACTTTTTGACGGCATGCCTGTGTTTTTCTGCTGTAGTTTGATATTTAATAAATTTTTCATAAAGTTTTTTATCAATCTGGATTGTATCTTCTTTATTGTTATCTAAATCGATGTGATGATTGTTTGACATAATATTTATAATATTTTTGTTATATAATATATTAAGATATTTTTTTAAATGAAAATTTTACTTATCTTTAACATAGTCTTGTTGCGTTTCGAGTGAGTGTGCCATATCACTGGCAATAGATTCTGCTTTCTTCTTTGCTTCACGATATTCTATAAGTTCTTTTTTTTCTGTATCGTAAATGTGTCGTATCATAGTAGATGAAATACCGTTCTTTCCAGTGATAGAAAATATCTTCATAAGAAATTTGGTAAGTGAATTAGGACTCATTTTTTGTTTTCTATTATTGTATAATAAGTGTTTGCTGTTAAGGTTAAATTTACTCCAAATATTAATAACTTTTAATAATTTGCCTGTAATATTGTGTATTTGGATACCAAATGTTTTTTTAGTTTTATAGTCAGCAAAGGAGAAAAACATATTATTTTTATTTTTGATAACTAAAAAATTATTTTTTTCTTTTTTTGCGATAGGTAATTGATTGTAGGCATCTTCTGTTAAAACATCCATTTCGGCATAATCACGATTACGGCGAGGTGGTATGAGTGTGTAGAGTGCTGAAACTAAAAATTTTTGTAGTATTTCTTTCTCTTCTGTATTGAGAATTTTCTTATCTTTTTTGTGTAAATTTAGAGAAAATACTTGTTTTTTATAAGTATTAAAAACACTGGTAAGATCTTCTAATGATACCCAATTTTCAGATTGATATAAAGATTTTTTATGTTCTTTAATTTTGTCTTCATATAGTTTGGATTGTTCAAAAAGAAAATCACCATATTTTTCAATAATGGTTTTATTTTCTTTTGGTTTCAATTTGAGTACTACTAATATGGTAGCGAGTTTATTTTTTCTAGTACTATCTTTTTGATCCATTAAATATTTTTTAACTTTGGAGAAATCTTGGAGAAATTTTAGAGAAAATTCTTTTTCTTTTGAAAGTGCTTTCATCATAACTTTAACATTACGTAAATAGGTGTCCAAAGATGATTTGGAGATGGTTCTTGATTTCATAATTTGTTGAGATAATGATTCCATTTATATTCTATATATATAATAAAGATATTTATTTAAATGATTTTTGGAGAATTAATTATTAAACATAAATGCTTCTAGCATGAGTTTATTCCGTTTGTTTCTCGGCATTTTCATAAAACATTTCCGGCAACAGCATCCTAAATAAGGTATATAGTGGTCAATATCAGTATCTAATTTAGTTTGTTTATTGTGTTCGTAATTTTTTTTACAATTCATACATTTCCTGTTAATTTTGTTCATTTAAATGTAATATATATGTATATAATATATAAAGAGAAAATGTTGGAGAAACTAAGTTTTATAATGGATGGAGTAAAGTCTGTGTTGGACACCCTAGCAGATTATGTATTAAGACCGCCATGGTATAGAGAATTTATGGAGGGAATGGTAATAGATGCGCCATGTAAATGTAGAAAGAAAAAAGAATTAGATAGACGTAAATATGAATCAGTTAGATCATTTCATGAATATAGACAAAGTTTGGAGAAAGAATAGAGATAATTTTGGAGAAAATGTAAAAAGATTGTATAAAATATGATTGTTGTATAAATAATTTATAATTTGTTATAATTTATTATAGTTTTCTCCAATTTTTCTCCAATATTTCTCCAAAAATA